TTCACCCTTACGACAGCGGATCATACGGAAGGACAATCCTGGAAGGTGACATCCACACCGCTAACCAACAAGCTGCTGGTTTACCTACAAGGGACGAGGCCAAGCGATTTATCTATGCGTTCCTTTACGGAGGAGGAGATGAGTTGGTTGGTAAAATTGTTGGTGGAGGAAGACGCGAAGGGAAACGAATCAAGGAAGCCTTCAAGCGTAAGACCCCAGCCGTAGCTCGCCTGTTGAAAAGCATCGAGCAAGCCCTCAAAGGGAAGACATGGTTGGGTGGTTTGGATGGTCGCAAGCTGCACTGTCGCTCTGCACACTCCGCATTGAATCTTTTGTTACAAGCAAGTGGAGCGGTTGTTATGAAGAAGGCTTTGGTTGTTTTTGCGCGTGACGCAAAGCTCCCTTACGAACTCCACGGTAACATCCACGACGAGGTTCAGTTCTCCTGTCTACCGGAACACGCTGATGAACTCGGTAAGTTGTTCTGTGATTCACTCACCAAGGCTGGCGAGGAGTTGAAATTCAAATGCCGTCTTGACGGTGAATACAAGGTAGGATCTAATTGGGCTGAAACACATTAACAATTATGAGTAAGAAAATATACATCGACGGCGACATGCTTCTCTATAGGGCAGCGTTCTCAGCCGAAAAAGAAATCAAGTGGGATGATGACATCTTCACTGTTCACTCCGACTTCTCGGATCTCAAGGACTGTTTCATTATGGTCACTGATTGCATCAACGAGATCCTTATGGTGGACGAGGAGGAGGGCGACAAGGTAACAATGGTCTTCTCAGATCGCTACACCTTTCGTCACGAGATCAACCCTCTTTACAAATCCCACAGGCGCGAGAAGAGAACCCCACTGGGCCTCGGTGCTTTGAGGGACTGGGCATGTGACACATGGGAAACCCAACACGAGCAACGCTTGGAAGCCGATGATGTCCTTGGGATTATTGGAAGCGGTGAACCAGGTTCGATTATTGTTAGTGGAGATAAAGACTTCGCGACCGTGCCGTGCATCTGGTATAACTTCCTTAAGGATGAACTTCGCACCGTGACCTTGGAGGAAGCAGACAGACAGCACCTAGTCCAGACGCTTGCCGGCGATGCCACCGATGGATACTTTGGTGTTCCTCGGGTGGGCTTGAAGACTGCTGAAAAGCTCCTTGATAAAGAGGGCGCGGAATGGCAGACTGTTGTTAATGCTTATGAGAAAGCCGGCATGGGGGAGGACGAAGCGTTGCTCAATGCACGCATGGCGTTCATCCTTCGGGACGGTTACTACGATAAAGACACAAAGGAGATAACACTATGGACACCGTAAAAGAAACCCGCCAACAGATACTTAAAGAGGATATAGCCGTTCTTGATCAAGCCATTCTAAGGCTCAAAGCGAAACGCGCAAAACTCCGAAAGCTACTCAAGGATGAAGAATAACACCATCCATATCGAAGGAAACGCTGAGGAGCGCAAGATGATCCCCCTATACCGGGGGTTGTTGTGTTATTTCCCAGACGCGCTCGTTGAAGTCGCCAAGCAATCCGTTAAGGGTAACATCCAGCATCACCCAGATTCCTTGGATATATGGTGGGATAAAAGCAAATCCAAGGATGAGCTTGATGCCCTCCTGCGTCACATGCTTGAGGGGGACTGGGCGGCAATGGCATGGCGAGCTTTGGCTCATCTTCAAAGGCAGATGGATGAACAGACCCATAATAGGACTGTTAACAATGAGTGACTATATACCGCCTGTTCCCACAGATTTGATTAAGTTCTTGGACGAACGTGTTCCAAGTAAGGATTTCTCCCCTAGCGATTCGCTTCGGGAGATTGACTTTTATGGGGGTAAGCGTGAACTCGTTAACTTTCTAAAACGTCTTCATGACGACCAGCTAGCTAACCACCTAAAACCACTACAAGAAGACTAAGACCATGTGCATGTCTGTTAAAACGCCAAAACCACCGGAGCCTCCTGCGAGTCCTCCACCGCCTACTGCTATAGCCGAGACGGTTAAACCAAAAGACAAACCCGAGAAATCCACGGGGAAACCCAAGGGTGTGGCTAGTCTTGTTAAACGCCGCCCTGTCGTTGGTGGGTTAGGAATCTCCAAACAAACCTCTAACTACTAATATTATGGCACTCGTATCAACAGACATCAACATTGACACCATCATACTTGGGTCAGGAGGAGGGGGTGATACCTTTTTCGACGCAACCACAACGCCTGCTGTTAACCCACACAACGGAAAGACCAACGCCTTCCTTGTGGCTGGTGATTTCAGTTCAGGCAGTTCCGTTACTCTTCAGCACAAGATCGGGGATACATGGGTTGATGTAGGACCAGACACAACCTTGACCGCTAATGGTGGTGGGTTGTTCACTAGTCCGGTTTCTAACATCCGTGTTAAAGTGAGTAACGCCGCAGCTACAGGACCATCTTTTGATGTCCAAGTGATTATCAAACCAATCATCCTTTAAGATTAGACCGGTATGCGGAAGAATAGACGAACTGACGAAAAGCTCTCCCTTCGACTGGGGACGCTCGTCCCAACACAAGGGTTTACCCAATCTTTGACGAGATCGTTGACTTCCAGGGTTACTAGAAGACCCTTCGACCCCCTGTCCCTAAACCCGATTCTCGCATTTGATGCAGAGGAGTCGATGATGGCCCCGCTTGCTTCGGAGTCCCTTGACCTTGATCCGGCGAACCCGTCGAGCTTAGATGTTATTACGGCGACCCGAGCGGGAACAGCAACGTATACTGATGCGAGTGGTAACATCCAAACCGCCTCACCGAATACGGTTCGTGTCGATCATGTTGATGGAGTGCCAATGATTCTGGTTGAGCCAGCAGCGACGAACTTGGTTACCTATACGGACTTCTCTAGTGGGTGGGGGAAGTTAAGAATAGCAGATACAACAGGGAGTGGTCATATGGGACAGCCCTCGCAAATACTGACAGCCACAGGTGGTTTTGCGAGGTTCACTGACACTATTCAAACGAGCATTGGGGCGGATTATACCTTGAGTTTTTTCATCAGAAGAATCTCAGGGAGCGGGACAGTCAATTTTAGAACCGAATCATCAGCAGACGGTAGTTCCCAAGCGATGCCTTCAATTACGTCCGAGTGGCAGTTTGTTAGCATTTCGGTTTTAGGTAGGGCTTCTACAGGTAACGTAGCTTTCGGGGTTGAATTGGTAACATCAGGCGACCAAGTAGAAATCGCAATGCCTCAAGTTGAACAAGGCACAGTCGCCACATCATACATCCCCACATCAGGAAGCGCGGTGACGCGAGCGGCTGATGACCTTGTGATTGATGGTAGTGACTTTACAAACTTCTATAATCAGAGTGAGGGGACGGTTTACGCTGAAGCGATTTGGAAGGATATCAGCACTGGAGGTCGTCAGCAAGCGATACTGTATGGAGACAACAACAACATGCGATTCCTCTACGGGTATCTTGGTAAGTTACGCGCATATGACGGCACAAACATTGCTGAATCTGTTAACAGTGCCAGCTCAAATACTTTATTCAGGGGCGTATTAAGCTATAACGCATCAAATCTCTCAGTTTGCTTGGATGGAGGAGCAGTAAATACAACAGCTCATTCAGGAAACCTTTCAAATGCTACTCAATTTTCTATCGGACGTCATAGTATTGGAAGCAGCAATGAGAATCTAAACGGCCACATCAAGCGTCTTATCTACTGGCCTTATCACTCAGACTCTCTTTAAACAATGGCACTCAATTTATCCACACTTACAGACTCCAGCACCAGTGCGGGGATTCTCACTGACTTGGCCAAGAGCGCGTCGAACCTTGACCTTGTAGCGTCCTTGGAGAACCGAGTCAGCGGAGGCGCGAACGCGACCCAGACCACAGCTTCCAATCAACCCCGCGCCCACGTTCCGCTTGGTGACGGTCATTTGTATTTGCCAGGAGTGAGCGGAAACTATGCGAGTGCGCCTACAAGCACAGACTACGACAACCTTGCGAGCTTCACGACCGAGACCGAAGTGAGCCTGACCGATTGGAACGACACCTCAAATGCTCAAGCTCTCATGGCGAGGGCTTATAGCTGGGAAATCAGAGTGCAAGACGGAGGCAAAATTCTTGTGGTTAATCGTAATTCATCGGGGTCGCAATACAATATCATATCGACAGCATCGCTGGGCCTCACCAACGGCACACTGGCCAAGGTCAGAGTCATGCGTGATGGTTACGATTGGAGCTTTTATAAGGATGATGGGTCAGGCTTTGTGCAAGTAGGGTCTACCGTAACGACCGCGCAAAACACCAATCAGGTCAACACAAGACCCATCGAGGTGGGTGCTTATATCAACGGCACTAACAAACCAGCAACGGGTTCGTTCAAACGTGCGCGACTGTGGGACAACGCATCACCAGACTCGACTGACCCCATTCTGGATATGTCATTCACAGACGGCGACCACAAGGCATCCTCATTCACCTGCTCGACAGGTCAAACGGTCACAATTAACAAATCCGGTAACGACCCTGCCACTATTGTTCGCAGACCGTTCCTACGATTCGACGGTTCTGCTTCCTCATTTGTGGGAGTATTCAACGAGTCTAATACAACAGGAGGGTATTTCTTCGGCGTGTTTAGCGTCAACGGAGACGCAGGGGGATCCTCTGGTCGCGTGTTCAACATGAAGTCGAGCGAGGATGTAGCCGGTTATAATAGCAACCGGGCTTTCCTTTGGTCTTTGCGCAACGCGACAACTAACAACCTTGCTTATTATTATAACTACAACTTCCGAGGAATTCATTCGGGGAAATTTGATCCGTCGAACGGAGTTATTCTGCACGAAGTCAAAGCGGTAGACGGCGAGCAGTTTTCAAAGGTCAATGATGCTGACTTACAATCAACCTCGCTGGGGTTGTCTACGTTATCCTCGGAAGATTTTTACATTGGCCAAAACCCAGGGGGAAGCGACAAACCCGCAATCGACCTCGAAGCTCTCTACCTGTTTGACGAGACCCTGACCGACGAGGAAGCGACACAGGTTCGCGATTACCTGAACGCCAAAAGCTCCATTTACTAATGCCAGACGAACAATACATCGACGAACCTCCACTGACCGAGTTGGAACAAGACCAGCTTGATACAGGCTACTTCTATTTCCTCGCCACACAGGAAGCCTATCCCGCACTGTATGGATACGTTGACGAGTCGCGAGGGTATCCAATCGGCGGCGCAAAAGCATCCACCCTCCACGGCCTACCACCAGCCGAAGAGCTAATGACTACCGCTGACGGCAGTGGTCAGCTTATGCTTCAACTTGCAACGTGGAGAGTTACCTCTGATGATTTAGCAGCCCTCCAGCCTTATATCGATCAAGGAGCTTTATCCGTTGTAACGGAATTGGAATGGCTATCGTTGAAACCCGAAGTCACTGAGGAACTCTAATAACAATCATAATGAACGAAACCGCCCAACAAACATACACCCGCCTTGAGGGGGATCGTTATCAATACCTCGACCGCGCACGGGCTTGCTCTAAGCTGACCCTTCCGTATGTCATGCCCGAGGAAGGCTTTGGTCCCCACAGTAGACTTGATACTCCCTTTAGTGGTGTTGGTTCCCGTGGTGTTAACAATCTTTCATCGAAGCTGCTCTTAGCTTTGCTTCCCCCCAATGCTCCCTTCTTTCGCCTCCAGGCTGACCAGCGTAAGCTAGCAGAAGAGGAGACCCCACCGGAACTCTTAAGTGAGATCGAATCATCCCTGCAAGCCCTTGAAGGTTTGGTTATGGATGAGGTCAGCCTCGGAGCCTATCGGGTAACAATCCACGAAGCTCTCAAGCATCTCATCATTACCGGCAACGCCCTCCTTTATCTACCGGACAGCGGAGGACTCCGTGTGTTCCACCTTGATAGATTTGTTGTTGAGCGCGACCCGATGGGTAACCTCCTTAAGGTAGCCACAAAGGAAACCCTTGCGTTCTCTACGCTTCCCGAAGAAGTCCAAGCGGCTCTTGTCCAAGGCGACCCCAACCTCGACACCGCCGAAAGCAAGCTTGATCTCTACACCTCATGCTGCCTGATCAAAGGATCGTGGCACATACGCCAAGACGTTAATGGGGTGAACATTCCTGGTGCTGGTGGTAAGGTTCCCAAGGATCGCAATCCGTTCATCCCCTTAAGACTTTCGAGGATTGACGGTGAGGCTTACGGGCGTGGGTTCGTTGAGGAATACCTCGGTGACATCCAGAGTCTTGAAGCGTTGACCAGAGCGATTGTAGAAGGATCAGCCGCAGCAGCCAAGGTGTTATTCCTAGTGAACCCCAACGGGACTACGCGCGCACGGACGCTGGCTGAAAGCCCCAACGGTGCGATTGTCCAAGGCAATGCTGCTGATGTTAACACTCTCCAGCTTGGTAAGTTCAACGACTTCCGCACGGCTCAGGTCACAGTAGAAGCCATCAAAGACCGTCTCGGTGGAGCTTTCCTTCTTACATCCGGTGTGGTTAGACAGGCTGAACGTGTTACTGCCGAGGAGATCCGAATGCTTTCACAAGAGCTAGAGACTTCCCTTGGAGGTATGTATAGCCTCCTTGCCAGTGAGATGCAGTTGCCCTTGGTGACGCGCATTATGACGGTCATGCAAAAGAAGAAGACGCTTCCTAAGCTTCCTAAAGACCTCGTGAAGCCTGTGATTGTTACAGGTGTAGAGGCTCTTGGTCGTGGTAACGATCTTTCTAAGCTGGATCTATTCCTGGCTGGTGCTGCCCAAGTGGTTGGCCCACAGGCTATTGGACAATTTGTTAATGTTGAAGACTACTTCAAAAGACGCGCTACCGCTCTCGGCATCAAGACTGACGGACTCATCAAGAGTTCTGAACAGATGCAGCAGGAGCAACAGATGGCGCAAATGCAAGCTCTCAGTGAGAAGCTCGGCCCCGCTGGCATTAAAGCCTTGAACGATCAGTCGTTAGCGGGTAACATGCCGGAGGTTGAACCACCTGAACAGTAATGGAATCCGTAACATACAACGACCCGACCCCCGAGGAGAACATCTCTTTGGAACAGCAAGCAGCAATGCAAGAGGAAGCGCAAGAACAGCGTAACCAGCAGCAGCAACAACCAACACCGGTTGAACAACAGCAGCAACACCCCGAGGAAACCCCAACGGAAACCCCGGAACGCCCTGAGTGGCTCCCCGAGAAGTTCGATACCCCAGAGTCTATGGCTGAAGCCTACGGACAACTGGAGCAACGCTTCCACGAAAATAACAACAACAACGAACAGTCCGAAGACAACTCGGAGGCATCTGAAGCGACACCCGCAATGGGTGAGACCGTAACGGCAGCGTCAGAGGAATACTACGAGACTGGGACGTTATCCGACTCCGCTTACCAGAGTCTTGAAGAAGCTGGCTTAAGCAGGGATGTTGTTGACACCTATGTCCAAGGTTTCGAGGCACTCCAATCCCAACAAGAAGAGTCTCTTCAAGCGGAGATTGGTGGACCAGATAATTATGACGCTATGTCAGAATGGGCATCTACCGCTCTCACTGACCAAGAACAACAGGTTTACAACAACACCGTAGAGAGTGGAGACCGAGATGCTGCTGCAATGGCTATCCGAGGTCTCTATGCTCGCTACGTAGCTGACGGAGGAGATCCTGTATCTCTTGTCCAAGGAGGCACTGCTGGTAATGCTCTGGCGGTTCCCTTTGGATCTAGCTACGAGATGACTCAATCTATGGCAGACCCTCGTTACGATAACGACGAAGGCTACCGGAGAAGTGTTGAAGCTCGCATTGCCGTAACCCCATAACCCCCACAACAATATGTCTAACATCATTAACTACATCCTGGAGAACTCTACAGAACTCATCGGGATTGCTACCGCCATTGTGGCATCCGCTAGTGCTATCGCTGCATTAACACCTACACCCCGAGATGACACTTGGGTTGGTAAGGCTTACCGCATCGTGGACTGGCTTGCGCTGAACATCGGGCGAGCAAAGGACTAACACTTATAGCCGTGAAGTTGTCTCTACTACTCATAAAACTACTTATCTCATTCCCCAAAGTAGCAGAGGCACTTCGCGGTCTTTTAGACCAATATGAAGAGGAGCTTTATCGCCAGCGTCACAGCGACATGCGTGATGTTATTGATGACTGGATGCGCTCCGACTCTTCGTCCGACAAGGCTCCCCGAGTTTTTAGAGAAGCTGGATCAACATCAATTCAGTCTAGAAGAGAAAAGAACATTGGGGGAGATACTTCACTACATCAACGACCTAGAGAACGATGCCCAGTAAACGAAAAGGATTGTCCCTTAGAAAAGAACACAAGTCCGAAAAAGGAGGACTGACGGAGAAGGGGAGAAAATACTACAACCAAAAGACAGGTAGTAATCTTAAACGACCGCAACCAAAGGGAGGCCCAAGGAAGCGGTCTTTTTGTGCGCGTATGTCAGGTGTTAAAGGGCCGATGAAGGACACTAAAGGTCGCCCCACCAGGAAAGCTCTGGCACTCAGACGGTGGAAGTGCTGATAATTTTTAACAATAACAACAACAACTAAAATGCCCAAAGTAGGAAAGAAGAAATACCCGTATACCGCCGAAGGAAAGCAAGCCGCAAAGAAGGCAGCCAAACGCTCTGGATTGAAGCTTAAGAAGACCAAGGGTGGTTGAAAGTAGTGTTGTTATTTAATTCAAGTTCTGAATCACACGATGGCTAAGATATGCCCCAAAGGTATCGCTTGGGCAAAACGCACGTTCGACAAGTATCCGAGTGCTTACGCTAACATGGCGGCATCAAAGTATTGCAAAGACCCGAACTACGGGAAAGGCAAGAAGTCGAAGTTAACAATTAAAAAGAATAAGAACCGTGGGTGAGCTAGCTAAATGGAGAAACCAGAATTGGGTCCGTATTGGAACCGATGGAAAGATCAAAGGCGAATGCGGAACCTCAAAGAACAAAAAGAACCCAGACAGATGTCTTCCATTATCGAAAGCGAGATCCCTAAGCATCCCTCAACGTGCTGCGACTGCGAAGAAGAAGAAACGTGCTGGAGCGAAGGGGAAACAGTTTGTTGCCAACACCCCGACTGCCCGTGTGAAACGGAAGAAGTCGTAATTGGTGACATCGTTCAAATAGATTTTTTAGACCACGCGCAAGACAGCGAAGAGGGTCCAATTTCATGCACCGTCTATGGTTGTGTTATCGACCAAGGCGAGCATTACATCACAGTCGCTTCGTGGCAAACCCACGTTGATGACTTTGAAGCTACAACTTTCACCATTGTTACAAGCTGCATTACTAGCTTGGTGGTGTTAAAACAACAACCGTCATCATAACGATAGACTCCGTAACGAGGCCGAAGATGAGACCCACCGAGGTGGACAATCAATAACTCTGAACCCGACCACTGGATAAATTTGATTGAGGACACCCTAAACCAAAAACAAAAATAGAAACCATATATTATGGCTAACGGAAATACTACTGCGTCCCGCTTGGGACAAATCAACGCTGCCGGCGATGTCGATGCGTTGTTCTTGAAGGTGTTCTCAGGAGAAATCCTGACCACCTTTGAAGAGATGAATGTTATGAAGGGTCTTCACACGATCCGCACCATCTCTAACGGAAAGTCTGCTCAGTTCCCTGTAACTGGAATTGCGACTGCTAAATACCACACGGCTGGAGAAAACATTGCTGACGCTGGAAACAGCTATCTCAGTTCTGTTAAGCACGCTGAGAAGGTCATCACGATTGATGATGTTCTCCTTGCTTCCACCTTCATCTCTAACATTGATGAGCTTAAGAACCATTACGATGTCCGTAGCATTTACGCTAAGGAACTCGGTAAGGCTCTTGCCAAGCGTTTCGATGTTGCGACCATGAAGACTCTCGTTGCTGCTGCTCGTTCTGCTACCACTATCAGTGGCGGTAAAGCTGGCATCGCTATCGACGGAGGTGAGGCTGCTGACTTCAGTGCTGCTGTCATCCAAGAGAAGCTCTTTGAAGCTGCTCAGAAGTTGGATGAGAACGACATCCCGAACGATGGACAGCGTTACGCTATCTTGAAGCCAGGCGATTACTACAAGCTTCTCCAGTCTGGCGAAGATGTAATCAACCGTGACTTCGGTGGTCGTGGTGACGTTGCTACTGGATCGCTTCCAATGGTTGCGGGTATGCGCATCTTCAAGTCCAACCACCTCACTGACGTTGCTGTCGCTGAGGCTTCACAGGACCAAGATGATGATAGCTCCAACAACGATGTCTTCGGAGGCAGCGGAACCGGATACAACGGTGACCTCTCCAAGACCTTCATCATTGGTGGACACCCGTCTGCTGTCGGAACTGTCAAGCTTCTTGACCTTGCTACCGAGAGTGACTACAAGCTTGAGCTTCAAGGAACCCTGTTCGTTGCTAAGTATGCAATGGGCCACGGTGTTCTTCGCCCTGAAGCTGCGTTTGAAGTTAAGGACGCTGACTAATACCACAACAAGGTTTTCATCCCTGTCCCCTTCGGGGGATGGGGGTGTTGCCTTCCCTTT